ATCTCCATTAATTGATATATTCTTAAACGCTCCCCATCCTGTTGCTGTTGGATATCTTGAAGTAGGACAAGCCCCTTTCAAATATCCTGTAGTTCCTAAGATAAAATCGTCAGTATTTGTTCTTGACTCTCTATAGATGTCCCATCCGTCAAATCCTTTTGCAAAACACAAAGTGAATTTTCTAGCATATAATCTATAATATGGATTTTCAGGACTTGTTGGTTCTGAATTGAAACTTGCGTCTCCAACATAGAAAGCAGATTCACCACTAGTTGTAAATGCGTTTCCGATAGTTACAACCGTTGCTCCTGAATCCATGTGGAATCCTTTAGTTTTAGTATTCCAAGGTGAACCATCAATAACATTACAATGGTTTAAGTTATTTTGGAAACCTTTAAACATTAAGAATGACTCATCGACACCGATAGAACTTGAGAATCCTAAGAATGTTCTTCTAACGTTATCCCCCGCACTTGTCACCACATTTGATCCACCGTTTGTTGTACCAAATGGAGGATTGTAGATAACTTGACCTGGATAATAATATTCTGTTTTATAAACAGGAACTGGTGATAAAATATCTCCAGAATAATCTCTCATAATATAACCCTCAAAACCACAAGGTAATGCATCAACAGGGAACTCTTCTGATAATTCAATCATAATAAATGCTGAATTCAAAGGATATTCACCGTTTGAAGAACCAATCTTTTTAGCAACAAATGAGTTACTATCAGGATCCATTGTACAGTTTGTGAATTTTTCAAGTACAACAGGATTTGCGTCTGTGTCAAAGAAATCTCTAACCATAATGTCAAACGTACTATTGTTGAATGACATATTCATGATTGAGATTTTAACCTCAACGTTTGCTGAATCTCCGTCAGATATTGAAATAAATTTAAATAAATTATAAACTTTATTACCTCTAAGTTCAGAAACAACCCATGGAGTTTCAGGACTTTGATATTGGAATAAGTTATTAGCAATTGAAGACGTATCTCCACCTCTTGCTTCAGGTAATGCGGTTAACTCAACATTTAAACCACGAATATATCCTTTGTTGTAAGACCAGTTTAACATTGTTTGATAAACTTCCTCAACAAATAAAGGAACCTCGTATCTTAATTTTGCAAAGTTACTAACACTGAATACTTTTGTAATGTACTCAGAATCTGAATTTTGGAATGAAGTTTCAAATGAAAAATTTTCACCTTCAATTGTTGTACCTGTAATTTCAAAAGTTGAGAATGGATTTCTTGTAATCGCAGAATAAGATCCCGCAGTATTAATTCCGACATCAGTTAATCCTGATACTTGATATGTTGGACCCGCACTTGTTGAATTGTATAAACTAATACCTCTTGATCTTAAAGTTGCAACAACAACATCATTATATTCTGAGAACGCAGTACCAGAGAATGTGAACATTTGACCTGATAATGATCCGTTAAAATTACCACTTCCTAAACTATTAAGTACCGATATTGATGTGTAGAATGAATAACCTGAATAACCGTTATTAGCTTGGTTAACAAATGTTGCGTAATACCAAACATCATTATTATCTGATGTTAAGTCTGCCGAATCAAGATCTAAGTTATCACAACCAAACACGTTAGTTAAACCTGTAATACCATCAGCAATTAATTCATTGTAAACTGTTCCTGAAATAGAACCCCACACATATGCGCTTGTTCCTGACAAGGTGTTATCTTTAAAAATACCAACTAATTGAGTTGTAAGGTCCTCCTCAAGAGATGATAAATTTCCATTCTCAAGTTGATATTGTAACCCTAAGTCATCCCAAATATAATCTGGTGTTGTATCTTGTGTTAAATTTACTGTACCTCCAGTTGAACCTGAGAAGTCCATTTCAAATGCAGTACCTGTCGTAACATTAACACCAACTGTAGTTGGGTCCACGTTAGCGATTGTGGTAATAGACCAAGAAGGTCCCGCATCATAACCTGATAATCCTAATATTCTAGTTACAAACAATTGGTTAGATTGTTGTAAGTAAGACTTTGCGATGTACGCCGCCTCATATTTAGGAATTTGTGTGTTCACAAACTTTTCAGGGGATGTGCCACCAAAGAGAGTTGTGAATTCGTCAAAACTCGTTACGAAAATTGGTTCGAAGGCTGGGCCTTTTAGGGTTTCCCCTACTAACCCCAATGTAGTTACACCAACACTTTGCGCGACGAATGATAGGTCGGTTTCTGTTGTGTATACACCAGGTGAAACGAATACTTTACTTGCTGTTGCCATTATTTAAAAATTCTGTTCAGATTTATTTATACATAAATATTAAATTAAAGGCAAAAAACTTTACTCTTTATATTGTATTTATAAATTAGGCGCTTTTATTCTGCCTTTTTTCTGCCCATGAAAACAACGTCAAAAACGACAAAAGAGATAAAGAATCTCAAAATTTCAATTGAGTCTCACAACGCACTCAAAAAGTATTGTGATAAAAGAGGTTTGAAAATTTATAAGTTTCTTGAAAATTTAATTATGGAAAAGTGTAAAGAAAAAACAGATTTATACGGAGAGGATTAAATTAACCTCGCAATATAGACAATTTGAGAATCTAAAGATGGATTTGTTGGTGTAATATTCAACGTAAGATTGTTACCTGATGTGAGTTGAATTTGAGTAAGATCTGACCCATAATAATCATCATTAATATACACGTCCCAACCACTAACATTATCATTACTTTCGAAAGATAAATCAGCGGTATATTTGTAGTTTTCAGTATATGCAGTAGTTCCCGCAGAAAAATTATAAGTCAAAGGAAACAAACTTGGATTTTTTGGATAAGACTTCTTTTTACCTCTTGATTGAGTTGCCGCCTCTAACAGTTGAACCGTTCTTGAAATTGCAGGTTTAATCTCAAACTCCTCTTCATCAATCAAATAACCCATCATTAAAAAATCATAACTTTGTATGTAATATTTTCTCTTGTCTAAATCCACAACAGATTCGTCAGAAATGTTTTGTAAAACTATTGGAACATATTGTCCTTTAATGAAAGTATATGCCTGTCTTGATGAAAACTTTTGAAGAACATTTTTATTCAATTCATTTAACTCCCTCATTCTGTTACAAACAAACTTAACACTATATGTAATATCAACAGGAACAGGTTGAGGAATAGTGTAAATGTCCAATCCTTTTCTTTGACCGTCCCAAGTTGGTACGGTGGCGTAATAATATTGTTTTCTATTTGGAATAGTATAAAGAAGAGATGGATTAGATCCGTACTTAACCTCAGGGTTTCTTACTGTTGTAATAAAAGGAGGAGATACGTTAAAATCCAAATCAACAAAGTTCCATGTTTCAGTAAATTGAGACCAGTTTTGTGTTGTTATAAGAATATCGACAGTTGGAACAACTTTACCTGAAACTACAGTTCGTAACTCTTCTTTAACAAATTCAAGCATACCCTTATCCAAATCAGCATGTAATACCGATTTAGGTAGGTAAGTACCGTCTTTGTTAATATACTCTAAAAGTTGTTCTCTCCTTGCAGAAAGAGTTTTAGGTGGTACTAACTGTATTTGTTTTTTTACTTGTTTTGGAAATCCCATGTTATACTCCGTTAAATTCGTTTGATGTTACAGGTGTTGCAATAATAGTTCTGTAAAAAGGTTTATATCCACCATATGTATGTCTGTTATCTGAATTAACCCTCCCGTCATCACTAACAGAATAATACCTAACTCGACTTTCAGTTTCATAGTATCCAATGTAATCACCGAAAGAAATGTCAGTCTGTAAATCATCCAACGTTCTTTGATAGATAGATACTTTCAAATTACCTGGTTCAGACTGCTCAATTTTTGAATTACCCAACCTTTGATTTGTTGGTGCAACAATTTGAACCATACCTTTCAATTCGATAGGGGGTTGATATTGAATACCTCCTGACAAAGCTTCCCCATAAACATCATCTGTTTTGGTTTTATACTTATCAATTTTATACAAAACAAAAGTAAAGTTCATGTCACCCTCCAACCACTCTTCTCCCATATCAATATCAAGAGTGAAATCTTCACCGCCAAAAAACTTACCTAATCTCGTTATTGGTACCTTTTTTTCCATATGTTGATAAATACTACAAATTAAGTTATATTTGTAATAAAAGCAGTTTATTGGAAGGTAATCATATTATAGAATCTAAGGCAATTTCCATTTTGGAGTCATACGATGGTCCGAATAATTACATACAAGACCTCAAGAGAAAGCTTATGCTAAATAAGAAATTCTATCCAACAAGAAGTCAATCAGAGTACATTATTAACTTTTACGAAATACTACCAAAAGTGGCTAAGAAGTGGGTTAAACTGGATTCATATTTTGCTCAGAAATTAGCTGACGATAAAATGTATACCAAAATACCTGACCAAGTTTGGATTGAAAAGTTATTAGCCGAAAAAGAAAAGGCTTATCATGTTTGGGGTAAGGTTTTTGAAACCGAACAACTTCATGATTTTTGGTTACCCAAAGCTTCAATAATTAAAGATAACACAGTAAAAAACGTTGTTATTGATTTTGAAAAGTATTCCCACAGACCTCTTTTATCTCATCAAATTGAGGCGGTTCAAAAGCTCGTTGAGAACAAAAAATATATCTTGGCTGATGATATGGGTCTCGGTAAGACCACATCAACAATAGTCGCGGCAATTGAGACTGGTGCTAAAAAGATATTAATTATTTGTCCTGCGAGTTTGAAGATTAACTGGCAGAGAGAGATTGAAAATTATACAGACAGGAGCATTTATATTTCTGAAGGAAAGAATTTCAGTCAAGAACACGACTTTGTAATTATAAATTACGACATAATTAAAAATTTTCACAATGTTAAAAAGAAATCTGATTCGCAAATTCTTGGAGCCAATTTTGATTTGGTGGTCGTTGACGAAGCACACTATATTAAAAACGGTCAAGCACAA